TAATTGGTGATAGATCTTTCTATCAAGAAGTATCCTGTGACTATCGTGGTCGAGTATACTATGCTGAATCCTTCTTAGAGTTTCAGGGTAGTGACTTAGCCCGTAGTCTCTTTTTATTTCAAAATAAAAAAGAAATGAATGATCGTGGTTACTTCTGGCTTAAAGTTCATACAGCTGGTTGTTATAATGAATCGTTTAATGTTAATAAATTACCACATTACTTTACTACTGATTACAAAAGTTATTTAAAAGGAGAAGGTTTAGATACTATCTCTCTTGACAAAATGACTCTTGAAGATAGAGCTATATGGGTAGATAATAATTTAAATAAAATAGCTGAGATTGCTAGGTTATATACTATAGATACATCAGCTGAAAAGCCTTATAGCTTATTAGCTTGTTGCCTTGAAATTAAAGATTATATTCAATCAAAAACTACAGGTAAAAAACATATGTCTGGCTTCCCTATACCTATTGATGGTAGTAACAATGGATGGCAGCATCTAGCAGCTATGTCTAGAGACACTCAGGCAGCTACATTAGTATCATTAGTACCTACACCTATACAGAAAGACTTTTATGTAGCTGTAGCTAAAGAACTTATTAGCATTATGCCTGACTACTTTAAAGAAAAGAATATGCCTATGAAAGATATCCGCAAGGGTATCGCTAAACGAGGTTCTATGACTCGTGCATACTCAGCAGGTAAACAACGTATTGCTAAGAATATGTATGATGACTGCCATGTAGAAGGTTTTACTGTTAAATATGGTATTACAGAAAAAGAATGTGGAGACCTAGCAGGTAACTTAATTAAAGCTATTAATGCTGTATGCTCAGGTCCACTAAAGACAACTAAATTTTTACAAAAGATTGCTGAACATGAACTTAACTGTGGTCGTAATCAGTTATCATGGCATACACCCTCAGGATTTCCTGTAGTGTATAAGGCATTTCTTCAACATGAACGTAAACACAGAGGTACTATTAGAGGTATTGCTGGAAACCCTAAAGGAAGAATTAGACATGTTATTAAAGTTGATGTACTCAATAAAGAGACTGGCGAAAAGGTTCCTTGTAGACGTTCCTTTGCTTCTGGTATCAGCCCTAATCTCGTTCATAGTTACGATGCTGCTCATATGGCTAACGTTATTTCTATCTTTAATGGGAACTTTGGTGCTGTGCATGATAGCTTTAGTACTCATGCCAGTGAAGTTGATTTCCTACAAGAAGTAACTAAGATGACCTTTGTAGCTCAATATGATATACCAAACTTCTTTAGTAATCTTATGGATACATTGATGCTTAACAAAGATACATTTACATTTCCACCCCCAGAAGAAGGTACATTAGATTTAAAACAAGTCTATGAATCTAAATACTTTTTCTGCTAGTTGTCCCCTAATACCGAAGAATAAAACAAAAGGAAATCATGAACTCTTATCAACAACTCATTGCCAAATCCCGTTATGCTCGTTACTTACCTGAAAAGAAACGTAGAGAAAATTGGGGTGAAACCTCTGATCGATGGATAACTTTCTTTCAAAGAGAGTTAAAAAATAAAATAAAACCAGATGATAGTATCTGGGAAATTTTACGTAATGAAATTTATACATTGTCTTCATTACCCTCAATGCGTTCTGTTATGACAGCTGGTGAGGCTCTTCGCCGCACTAACGTAGCTGCATATAATTGTTCTTATTTACCTATTGATGACCCTCGTTGTTTTGATGAAGCCATGTACATCCTATTATGTGGTACTGGCGTAGGCTTCTCGGCTGAACAACAATATACCAGTCAGTTACCCCCAATACCTACCCTTGTAAATGCTGCTGATTTTACTATTAAAGTACAAGATAGTAAAGAAGGTTGGTGTGATGCTTACCGCATTCTTATTGGTATGCTATACAAAGGTATTATTCCTCAATGGGATGTATCATTAGTACGTCCAGCAGGTGCTCCACTTAAAACCTTTGGTGGTCGTGCCTCTGGTCCTGGCCCATTGATTGATTTGTTTAGTTATACAGTTAATAAGTTTATGGTGGCTCAAGGACGTAATTTAAAGCCTATCGAGTGCCATGATATTATGTGTAAGATTGGTGAGGTAGTTGTTGTAGGTGGTGTACGCCGTAGTGCTATGATTAGCTTAGGTGACTTAGGGGATTATGACCATGCTACTGCTAAGACAGGTACATGGTGGGAACAACATGGTGAACGTGCTTTAGCTAATAACTCAGCAGTATACAATAGTAAACCTTCTGTAGGTGAGTTTATGAAAGAATGGTTAGACATTTATAATAGTCATTCAGGTGAACGAGGAATCTTTAATCGTGAAGCATCACAAAAGCAAGCAGCTAAATGGGGTCGTCGTGATAGTACCACAGATTATGGAACAAACCCTTGCTCAGAAATTATCCTCAAGCCCTACCAATTCTGTAATCTATCTACCGTTGTCGTATCTCCCGAAGATACTTTGGAATCACTCAAACATAAAGTAAGAATTGCTACTATCATGGGTACTATGCAATCAACCTTAACTTACTTCCCTTACCTACGTGATATCTGGCGTACTAATACTGAGTCAGAACGTTTATTAGGTGTATCTATGACTGGTATTTTAGACAATGGTATTCTTCGTGGTGGCTACTACAATTTAGAAGAAGTGTTATCTACTCTACGTGACGTAGCTCGTGAAACTAATAAAGAATGGGCTGAGATCTTAGGTATTAATGAATCAACAGCTATTACTTGTGTTAAACCTGAAGGTACTGTATCACAGTTAACGCAAACAAGTAGTGGTATCCATGCAGGACATGCTCCATACTATATTAGACGTATTCGTCAGGATAAGAAAGATCCATTAACACAGTTCTTAATTGAACAAGGTGTACCTCATGAAGATTGTGTAATGAAACCTGATCAAACATCTGTGTTTAGTTTCCCACAGCATTCACCTGGATTTACTCGCAAAGACTTAACCGCTATTGAACATTTAGATATCTGGTTAATGTATCAACGTCATTGGTGCGAACACAAACCATCTGTCACTATTTCCGTTAAAGAACATGAATGGATGGATGTAGGTGCATGGGTATATGAACACTTTGATGAGTGTACTGGTATCAGTTTTTTACCTGATGATGGTGGTACATATCGTCAGGCTCCATACGAAGATATTGACTTGTCAGTCTATCATCGCTTGAAAGATACGCTCCCAACAATTGATTGGGAAAGTTTTATTGAAGACCGTGATAATGTTGAGGGTGCTCAAACATTAGCATGTGCAGCTGGAGGATGTGAGATTTGAACCTATATAAATTTTATACAGATACTTGTGTACCATGTAGACAAATGAATAGTCGTATTAAAGATATAGACTTTCATTATGACTATGGTGTAGTGCTAACTAATGTTAATGCAATGGATAACACAGAACTTAGAGAGAGGTATGGTGTTAAGACTGTACCTACATTTGTGTTAGCTGATGAGAAGGATAATATGATTCGTAAAATTAGTGGATCTATTTCTTTACCTGAGCTAGATACTTTTATTACAGGAACAGCTGTCCCCTAATAGGAACAATGCGGGGTAGCTCAGTAGGAGAGCGCTGGACTCATAATCCAGAGGTCAATGGTGCAAAACCATTCCCCGCAACCAAACAACAAGGGTCATTAGTTCAATGGATAGAACAGTGATCTTCTAAGTCACGAGTGCATGTTCGATTCATGCATGACCCACCATAGGACACATATGAAATTTAAATCACACAATTCAAGAAAATTCCTTAATAGCAAAGAAGGAATAGCAGCTATTCAAACCAATTGTTATATCAGTGATTGGTCTATGGATGCTACTGTTATTATATCTGACTGCAATAGAAATGTTAGCTTAGATTTTAGTGTTTACCAACCAAAAAATTATGTTGAGAAATATAAAAAATTATCTTTACTTATTAATGAGTTAGTATCATTACAAGAATTTATGGCTGCAAATATAGATAATTATACTGAAGAACATAAAAAAGCATCTATCAAAAGTAAAACTACTTTGGGTGCTAGAAAAACTTTTTCAGAATTAGTAGGAGAACTAGATGATAAATGAATATGATATTCGAGATATGTATGATGATAGCATTATCTTTGAATGCAATCATAGCAATCCTAAATTAATTACTCGTATGGAAATGTCTGCTCACTCCCATATTACTGAGGTAGTAGAACAATTTGAAAGGTTCTTACGAGGTATGGGTTACTTCCCTCCATTAGGATCTCATTTAGCCTTTGTAGATGACTACTCACATACTATGGACTGGGCAGAAGCTAATGAGTAAAGGTAGTAATCGTAGACCTACTGACGAAAAGAAATACAAAGATAATTACGATCAGATCTTTGGTAAATCAAAACAACCAAACAAGGAACAACCTAATGTCAACATCTCCTTTATCTGGATCTAATTCGTCTATGGTGTTAATGCCATTACGTAATCTTTTTGCAGATAACTTTACTGTATACTACAAGTCACATGGTTACCACTTCAATGTTGAAGGGCCAACCTTTGCTCAAGATCATGCGCTATTAGAAGAAATCTATAACTTCCTTTGGGAGTCACATGATAGTTTAGGTGAACAAATTCGTCAACTAGATAAGCCAACGTTACCCTCCCTCAAATCTATTTTAGATAATACAGAGATTATTGAATGCAATAAGTTAGGTGAAACTAGTAAGACTATGTTTACTGAACTATGTAATGACTTTGAGTTGTTACATGAAAATGCACAGTCATTATTTGATATTGCTGATGAGGCATGTTATGGTGGTTTAAATACTTTTATTGGTGACTACCTTAAAGACTTAGGTAAATTACATTGGAAGATTAAAGCAACTATTGGAAAGAGTTTTAAATGAAGCCATATAAGAACTATAACATCTTTGCCTTAAGAGGTGATAAAGAAACACCTGATGTAGATGTATGCGCTAACTTAGGATTAGACCCTAAATTAGCTGGCACTCCAGAGATTAATGAAGCTGCTATTCGCAAGATGCACAAAGGAAATTATGAAGGATACCTTAAAAAAGGATATTCCCCAGATGAAGCATTGTCTTTAGCTGATGCTAATGCAGATGGTATTCGTCAAGAGATTAAAAAGTTAAGTTAAAAAAAAATAGCCCCTCAAGGATAATTCCTTGAAGGGCTTTTTTATTTCTTATGCGTGAGTCATCTGAGCAATACCATGCTTTATTACATTACCGTTTGTGCGTAATGCTTTAAAACCTTGATCTACTTTTCCTTCAAACTCATTTGCAAAAATCTTAAACATATTTTCTGCACCACCTAATTGTTGGTAGGATTCAATCATATTAAATAAGTCTCTGAATTGTGACCCAGATACTGTTAGATTAGATATACCTTCAATCCAACCTGCTTTTTTAGCTTTATCTAATAATTGATTGTTCTTTGCTTTAAGATCTTTCCAACTTGCTTCTGGATCTTTAGATCTATTTTTAATATATGCTTCGTACTCTGGACTATTATTAGTCTTCTTATTAAGGTCATCAAAGAAAGAACCCAATGCAGGGAAATCTCCTTTAGTACCAATACCTACATCTGATGCGCCAGCTGTTCTAGTAAACACTTCACTTTTAGCTTTAACATAAGCATCTTGTAATTGTTTAGCAAACTTTTTAATCTCAGGGATTGCTTGAGGGATTGCTATGTTATTATAAGTATTACGGTATAGATGCATTGTATCCATTGTTGTGATCAATGAATCATGAACAGTAGCTACAGGTAAAGGGATTGCTCTATCAGCATTAAGATCTAACATCATTAGCTTAAGTAAGTCAGCATCAGTAGATTGAATAGGCATAACACCTAATAGTCTAGACAATGCAGAGCCAGGGGCGTTCTCAAACAAATCAAATTTGTTTTTAGCTTTATTATAGAATGATTGATTAGGCTTAGAAGCAGCAGCATTATACATTCTTCTTGCAGATTGTACCTCAACAATACCTTCAGGAGCTAAGTAAGTATTTGTTTCAACTCCTTTATCTAATGTAGTATATTGTTGTCCTTCAGGAGTAACACCAGTACCTTCTACATTTCTGAATTCATCAGGTATAAAACCTAAATCAACAGATGAGTACACAGTATCATCACCAGTAATACCTTTTAAAATAGGTATCGAGTTCATAACAGCAAACATACGACCTACTTTTTTAAGCATACGTGTGAAGCTTGGATCAATTACTTTTCTTAAGGTTGAATCTAATGCGTTAGATAAGTCTTGAGCTGCCTCAGTTGAGCTGTTATAGTTAGGTAAAACACGTTCAGCAAAAATAGCATTATATTCTTGAGAGTTTTCTAAGAAAGATAATACATGATCAAAGAACATACCAGAATCTTTACCATAAGCATTTTGCATTAATGGTGCTTTGAATAGATCAGATGCTAGCTTTTCATTTAATGCTTCACTAAAGAAAATTTTCCAACCATCAAGCCTATCTTTATTATCTACAATTAAAGTAGATAAATGATCTCCAATAATACTAAGAGCATAACCACGCATGTCAGCAAGGTTAGGGTTATAAGAACCTAATCTAATTGCAACAGTAGGTTTGCTTGCATATAGTGATTGAATAAAGATACCATTTTGGTTTCCATCATCATAATTTAAAGCACTAAGCTTAATAAAACGATTAGCCATTGCAGGGTCTAATGCTGCTTGACCTAATTGAAAGAAGTCATCATAAAGATTTTGATGTGATTGAGCTTCACCTCTAGGCATATTAGCAAGTATGTTAACAATGTTTGAACCTTCAGGTACATTACCTGATAACCAATCATTATATTCTTTACCTAAAACACCTAAATGTTTACCAATATCAGGAGTATACATTCTAATTAATTGTATCTCAGGTTGTTTCTTAATATCTTTATTATGTACAGACGGATCACCACTGTAGCTATAATAATTAATTACTGCAGACTCCATTAATCCAAGAGCAGTTCTTTCATCAGGTGTTAATGCCATTAAAGCTTTGTTACGAGCTTTTCCTGACTTGCTAAATATACCCATTGCTTTGTCTTGTAGATTTTTAATTTTAACAGGATCAAAGAAATGATTAGCGTAAGTTAAACCTTGAATACCAAAGTTAAGCATCTCACGAGTAGCATTTTTAGACGCTAGTATATCAGTTCCAGCATTAGTTCTGAAGAATCGTTGGTTAGCCATTGAGTGAGAATAACCAGTATACACTACACCTTTAATCTTTTGAGCATTTTCTAAGTCATACTCCATAAATTGAATAGCATTATTTATAGTAGTTTTTGCATGTTGATTTTGTAACTCAACAAACTTAGCTCTTGATACTGGGTTATTAGCATCATAATCACTGGGTGGCTTAACTCTTTGTTTAAGTTTGTTATAATCTGCTAAAGATACTTTATGACGTTTAGAAAATGGGCTTGCAGAATAATAACCTTCTGGGCCATCTACCATATTCCTTTTAATATCTTCTAATTGCATACTAGTAGACATCATAGCTTTAGGTAAAAAGATTTCACCAATAGAACCAAAGATATCTTTAACTGTTTCAGCTACAGGTTGTTTAGCACCTTCCATAGGTAAGGAATTTTTAGTACCTTGTGAACCAGGTTTAATAAAATTAGAACCAGATATTTGTGGTACTTTAGAAGGTAAAGGCCTACGTTCATCACCAGCTAATGCGGCAGACATATAACTTAATTCAGCTGATAAATCTTTTAGTTCTTTAGAAGAACCATACACCCAATTATTATTTCTATCTAACATAGGAGTATGACGATGTTGAGCAATCTCTGCTTCAACTTTAGCTTCTGCTAATTGTCTTACTGCTTCAGGAGGTATATCCATTCCTAGATTAGATAACGCATTCTGCATTGAAGCAATAGTAGAGTTAACTAAATTAGTCTTTGGTTGTGCATCCATAAGATTACCATTAGCATCTCTTACTTCAGTAACATTCTCTAATGAATCTATCTTAGTACCATTCTTAAAGAGCCTTGATTGCTCAGTAGCTCTTGCATGTGCAATACCTAATACTGTAGACAAGGGTCTAGCATACTCTAAAGGAATATTATTAGTATTCATAATCTCTAGACCAGCAGGAACACCATAATACCCTTCAGCAGTACTTCTGATAACTGCTTCAGGACTAAACAAGTCAGCAGCAGTAGCATCTGAAACCATACTTAATGCTGGTGCAGCAGTATCAGCCCATTGTTTAATAGTACTATCATCTATACCCATAAACTGAGATGTACCCGCTGGCATAGATTCAGCTGAAGATACTGATGCCCTTGCTCTAAGGATAGCTTGACCTGCCTCTACTGGATCTTCAGTCATTAAGGCAGGAGCCATATTAGGTCTAGTAGCTAGGTCAGCTTCTTGTTGTTGACCATACTCAGCCATAGTGATAGGTTGAGTTGCATACTCACCAGTCTCAGGATTAAACTGAGGCATACCTTGTTCATCTTCTATTAAGCTTAGTCTTTCTCTGCCAGCAAGAGATGATTGGGTAGCCTGAGCTAAATCTTCAGGGGTTGATTCAGCAGATAGTCTATCTACATTTATTGGTCCAGCAATACCCCTAGCTGGTAGAGGTACTACAGGAATAGGTTGAGGATTATATATATCCATAGCTTGTTTAACTGCTTCTGTCCCAGGTATTTCTACCTGAGGTGCAGAGCCAGTGCCAAAAGCTTGACTAGAGAATGCTTGCAATTGCTCTGCACTTAAGGGTGCTCTGCCTTGCGTATTTACATTTACATTAATTGCCATTTATTTTCCCTTAAAAGCATTTACAAATTCTTCTGCTGTATAGTTACTTGCTGCGGGGAAGCTACCAATAACAGGCATAGCCCTCATTATCTTTTTAGCACCCTTTAAATCTTTACCTTCTGATATTGCGTAAGCTCCTTCAATAGGTTTAGCTACCCATGATACAACAGGAGACATTCCTTTAGCTTTATCTACAGCCCATTCTGCAGGGTTCTCTGTAAACTTAGCACTACTAAATTCAATAGTAGGTGATATAGCTTCTGTTATCTTTTCTGCTTGACCAAGTAATCCTGATGAGTTTAAAATACGTTGAGCTTTCTTTGCTTTATTCTTTATATATGGACTATCTTCACCATATGATAATTGATCTTTAAGCATATTAACAAATGTACTCATTATTAGCGTCATACCTATAGTAGCAAAAGCATCATACCTCATACCAACACTACCATTAAGGATGTACTGCTTATAAAGTCTAGGTAGAATAACAGCAGTAGCTGTACCCATAAACTTCTGCATAGTAGTAAGCATCTTAAGCCTTGGATCATTATAGATCTTTGGTGTATTAAATGGTTGTGGATTAACAATACGAGAGTCAACAAAATTAATTAATGCAGTATAAATATTATCTTGTATAGCTTCATACATAGGATTTTCTTGTTCTGCACTTAAAAATCCACCTTCAAAAGGAGACATATTAAATTGACTACCCATAAAATCTATAGCATTAAGCATTTGAGGTACATTTAAACCGTACTGTTGTAATTGAATTAAAGCTTGTTGTTGTTCTACAGTTAAACCTTGACCAGTAGCAAATGCAACATTACGAATAGCAGGATCAACACCACTAAGGGTATTAAGTTGAGTCATCATAATATCACCAGCAATACTAAGAACAGCCATACGGTTAGAGTCTGTTTGTGCTCTTAAAGAAATAGCAGAAACAAACACACCCATAATCTTACGTAGTTTGTTAGCGTCAGTACCACCAAAATCATATTTATTAGAAGCATCAAAACCAGCTTCAGCAAAGCCTAGTCTGCTAAATGTTTTTCTATTAAAAAAACGTTCATGTAACTCATCTATTTCTTTTTGTGTTGCATCTAAAGATTCTTGAGAAGCATTAGGAGTAGTTAACTTACTATATAGTTGATTTAATCTTTCTTGTAGGCGTACATCAGGTACTTGTCTTAGATGCTTAATACCGAACAATGATGCTGCAAATGAAGCTCCTTTAGCCATATCAGTAGCATATTCAGTAGCATATTCACTAGCATAATTAGATAATTGTTTACCTATCAGAGAAGCAGGTGTACCTAATGTTGCTAATGTAGCTTCAGCTTGAGAAGAAACAGCTGCTTTAGACAATGAAGCTAGCAATGTCATTGTGATTAAATAATTTTGTGCAGAAGCTAAGAAAGGACTTTCAATACTATTGTAGTCATTATTAGTAATATCATACCATGCTCTTATTTCTGTTGTAGCAGCCTTAAAAGCTTTCTCATCAAACACACCATTAGAATCATTAAACTCACCAGCATCTTTAGCTGCTAACAAAAGCTTACCAAGTATATTACCGTCTTTTCCAAGATAAGTTGCGTGCATAACTTGCTGTGCAGTTCTTTCTTTCATATGCTCAATACTATCAAGAATATTACTTTGAAATATATTTTGCAAGTTAGGATTAGTAAAGAAACCATATTGAGATAAGTAATCTACTGCAGCACTTGCCTTCGCTTTATTAGGGCTATTAAGATTATTAACAGCAGTACTAGCATCAGACCTTGTTGCTCCATTACTAACCATTTCATTTACAATAAGTGGTTTGTTACTATTAAGCTTAGAAACATCAATACGAGATGATTGAAACAAAGCATTTTCATCTGCTAAATTACTAAATGGTAAGCCAGCATCAATAGCAGATTGCATCATAGACAATCTAGTTTTGTCTAAATTTTCTTTCCACTTTTGTAATATAACGTTTTGTTCTGTATTAAGTGGTAATTGAAGATTCTGAGACCAATAATTATTGTATGCTTCTTTAACCATTTCGTTAACAACTTGTTTGTTAACACCAAAACCCATTACACCAGTTAGCTTAGAAGCTAAAGAATAAGCTCCACCATCTTCCCATTTACCCATTAATTTTTGTTGGAATACAGAAGCAGAATCTCCTGGCAATATACCATAGCCACCCATTATAGATTTAAGATAAGCTAAGTTGTATTTAAAATTACCATTATCATCTGTAATACTTGGTATAGCAGTGTGACCTAGTTGTCTCCACAAAGATAAAGGATCTGCTATTGTTTGTTTAATACCTTCAAACCATCCTTTGTTTGTAGGTAAATTAGTTAAAGAAGTATCAGTATAATTTGAGGGTTGAACAGCGGTTTGTCGAGCTAACTGAGTAATATCGGTATAACCCCCATTTTGATTTACTACACGTTCTTGGTTATCAGCATTAAAAGCTTGTGAATCACTTACAGTTTTATCATAAAGTGTTTGAGCATTTACTGCTGAATGCCATCCAGCCATATCACCTGCTCCACGAGCTAAATGAAAGCCTCCACCCATAACAGCACCACCAATAAAGGCATCTTCTAACTGGTCTTTATAACTTAAATCATATTTATAGTTACGGTTAAATTGACCTGATTGTCCTAGCATTTGGAGTTCTTGTTGTATTAGCTCAGTACCACCTTCACCGCCTGTTGCTACAACAGCTCTACCACCTGCTTTAGAAGCGCCTTCTATAGACATTAATTGTCTTGTAGCAAATTCTTTTCCAAAGCCTGTAAACGCTAGTATCTCTTGCTTAGTAGCATTTTGTAAAAGGTTTTCGGCTTCTAGCTTAGTTGCTGCTTTACCGTTTTGAATCATAGCGTTAATGATTTCTTCTTTACCTGTAATAGTAAACAATCCAGAACCTAGCTTACCAGATAAAAAGTCAAGACCTATTCTATCTAATACACCTGAACCAATGCCAGCAGTAATAGCTAATGTAGCATTCTTTTTATCATCAGGTTGATCAGCATAAAATTGGCCTGTATAAAAGAAAGATCCAGGTATTGTAGACAAACCTAAACCTACTACACCCGCAGGAGCTACAGCAGCAGCACCTACCATAGTAACCATTTGAGGTAGTGTACCTGCAAATAAGTTTCCTGTATAGGTTAATGAATCCTTAGCTGTATTCCACCAACCTGAGTCAGTATTAATATCTCTAAACGAAGATAGTGTTGCTGGTAAATCTGCTTGAGTTCTTTTAATACCATTGACATGTGCTTTAGCATTGTCTTTAAGTTCATCCCAACCAGTTTTCTCACCAACCATTTCTACGTTACCCCAAAAGCCTTTAGACATATCTTTAAGAGCACTATAAAAAGCAGTACCTTGTTGGTTATAAGCTTGATTCATTAAAGTTCTGTCATCACTACGGAACTGTACACCACCTATTACATCAGGTAAATAAGAAGCATAAAACATTTGTTGTTGTGCTGCTTCTTTTTGTTTTAATAATTTAGCTTTAATTTCAGGAGGTATTTGTTGACCACCACCTGTTGTATAAGACATAGCACCATCAAAACCTACTGCGTTTAAATCAGGTGTTAACTCAGGTTTACCTTCACTAGCTAATATAGCATCAATCTTTTTAATAGTATCTCTAGCATTATTAATACCTTTAATACCCGTACCATTTTTATAAGCAGCAAATTGTTCTTCGTTAAAAACATTTATCTTAGGGCTGTATTGGCGCATACCATTACTAGCAAACTCTTTGTCTTTACGATCATTCTCTTTAACTACTTCGGATAGTATTGGATCTTGTTTAGCTCTACTAGGAAAGGCCTTCATAAGAGCTTGCATGTTGTAATATTCAACAGCAGAATCTTTATCAGAAAATTGATTAGGCTCTTGTATACCAGTTCTTGTTAAAAAATCACCAGCATTTTCACCAGTATTAGGATTAACAATCTTAGCTACTTGACGACCGTAACTTGACTTACCAGTAGGTTGTACATCAGTAAATCCTGCTTGGTTAAGTATCTTAGGTATTTGAGGAGCTATCCCTTGATCTTGTGGAGGAATAAATAAGCCATCATATCTATGTGCAACTTCAGGTGCATTGTAACCTTCAATACGATAATCTTTATTATTTACTTTAATAGTATCAGGGTCAACCCACTTCTGAGGGCCTTGAACCTTTTTACTATTAACAGTTAAAGCAGAGCCTGAAGGAGGGGCTATAGCTGCATTATCAGCAAGTACATCATTAACATAGTCATCTAACGATTTCATAATAACCCCTTTTCAGTTTATTTTTTAGTAGTAGGCTCAATATAAGACTTCCATTTAGGACTGCCTTTAGTTGTTGCTATAGCCCAATCTTGGAACACACTATAACCATCTTGGGTAAGATTAGCTTTTTCCATTTTAGTTCTAACATCAGCTGGTATATCATTAAATTTTCTTTTTAAAGCTTCAAAAGCAGTTTGATCATCAATCACTTGACCCTGAGAAGCTGCATTATTTTTAATTATATCTAAAGTATTAGTAAATTCAGCCATAGAATTTGCAGATAAAGTTTTACCTTTAATTTCTCTCCATAAATTTTTATCTGATGGACTTAGATTTTTAGTAATATTACCGCGAATAACTTGACTAATAGTAGCAGGGTCTTGAACTCCGCTTTCTAAAAGTTGGGGAATAGATGAATTTATAACATCAGCTTTAGAATCAATACTTAAACCTCCAGACACACTATTAAGTATTCTGTTAGCATTATTACCTATTGCTTTAGCGTTATATGGTTTTCCAAATTTGTCTTTAGAACCTTCAGGTATTAAAGCTTCAACCTTATCAGCAACCTTTTGTTCTTCATATTTATAACCTTCAATACTTCTAACTGCGTTAGGTGGTATTAATCTACCATCAGGAGTTTGATAATTGTTACCTTTAAATTGGATCATCATAGGTACACCATTAACCATCATTTCTTTTGGTTGACGATCTACTGGATCACGAACTGGAGCACGATAATGTTCAACGTTAGCCGCTAAAAAAGTAGTAGCATTACGCATATTAGTTAACCACTCTTCAGGTGTTTTAGAGCTTGATACCATACCTAAAGCTTTTGCTCTTACTGCAGGATTAACATCCATAGCTAAATACTTTTGTAAATTATCATTAAGATTTTCTTGATCTTTTCTGGCAGCATTAGACTTTTCAAAATTCCATTTATTATCTTCTTTTAATTGTTGGAATCTACGATATTCTCTTTCAGATACTTCTTTAGCATCTGCTATTCTAGATTGTAAGTCGTATTTCTTTTCAGCAAGTGCAGCAGCAGCAGTAGCTTTCTTATCAGCTTTAGCTTGTCCAGCTAACGTAATAGCAGTACGCATATCTTCACGTTCTGTCTGAGCAGCTAATTGTTTATCTTGACGCTTGTTAGCTTCTTCTTGAGCCTGTCTACGTAAAGAAGTTTCAAATGCTTGCTTACCACCAAAAGATAATGCACGAGCAGTATCATAACCCATAGCACGACCTGCTACAGTAGCTACAGCTAATCGAGCAACTTCTTGATCATTTAAACCTAAAAGACTTTTAATACCTTTATATGTAAACACATCTTGAAGTGACTTAATAGCTGACTCATCATCTTTATTAGCCATAGCTTTATCAACATCTTTTTGAGAACCTTTTAATTGTTTAATCCAGTACTCAGGTCTTGTATCATCTTCTTCTGGCTTTAATGGAGGAACAATTCTATCATTAGTATTTGCTAATGCTCTCATTTCTGCATCACTAGCTTCAGGTATGCTTGGAACAGGATTAACAACCTCAGTAACACTATTAGGATAATATGTACTAGTTTTCTCATTAGCTACTTGAGGTACAGGAGAACGATTATTAACAAAATAAGTATCAGAAGTTGTAGTAATTGGTTTAGGAACTTCAACAATTGTTTTATTAGGTTGAACAGCTTCAGGAGTACTTGTAATAGTCTTTACTATTTCACTATTAATTTCTTTAGTTGGATCAGTATAACGTGGAATAGCATTATCTATTACTGCTTCTTCTACTACTTTTGGATTAGTTACTTCTTGAACTACAGGTGTAGGAACAACCTCTGCCATTACAGGTATAGATCCTCTAGCTTCAGTTGGAATTAAAGGTTTACTATTAGTATATGGTTCTTGTTTTATATATGGTTGTGGAGCAATTATTTCTCTAATATTTTTGTACATATTACTAAGCATAGGTACTTCTTCAGTACCATCTTCATAGTATTGTCTATCAGAACTACCTCTGCTAAACTCAGGTACGTTTTCAGTGCCATGCTTAAAAGAAGATCCAGGAACATCTGAATGCTCATATGCTAATGAGGGTACTGGTACTTGAATAGTTCCTTCATTGTATCCAACAGCTTGTTGTACTCTACTAGGGATAACATCTGAGTTAACAATGTTAACAGAGCCATCACGATAACTATCAACATCCATAGTACCATCAGAATACTTACGTTTGTTTTTACGAGGATTGTTATTAGCTTCTCTACCTTCTTGAACCATACGTTTAATAATAGGTTTATTCTTAGGGTCTTGTGCAGCAGGTTGAGGGATAACAGCTTCTCCAGGAGTTAACATAGCGGGTACTGTATCAGTATTTTCTTTAGCTGCTTTTCTGGCTTTAGCCTTATCTTCTGCTTGATATGGTAGCATATGCTGACCACGTTTAAAAATCTCTGTGCCAGCTAATGGGTTAGGTGTCTTAAGTTTTAATGGAGCACCTAGAGTACCCATTTTATATTTGTGAACTTCTTCTTTTTGACCTAATGCTTGTCCCGCTTTACCAGCAGCTTCCATAAGTTTTATCTCATGTAAAGATTGTTTACGGGCTTCTTCCCGTTCCATCTTAGCTGTTTCTCTGGCTTCTTGTGAAGCAAACTTTAGGTACTCTCTGTGTTGTTTAGCAGATAGTGGTCCCATTTTAAATCCATTTCATTGACTTAGCTAACATTAATGCGCCTATACCCCAACCAATTGGCCCCATACCTGCAAGCATACCTGCCTCACCAGCAGCCGCTGCAGTAGTTGCTGCTCCAGTAGTTGCTGCAGTAGTTGCTAGTGGTGCTGCTACAGTAGCACCTGTTAAAGCTTCTGCTCCAAGGGCTGCAGCTTCAGGAGCCATACTTGCGGATGCCATTGGAATACCTGAAGCAGCTAATGGTGTAGTAGCCATCATTGGTGCTTGTGTTGCAACTACTTCAGCTCCAGTAGCAACAGGAGCAGCTCCATATGTAAAGGTAGGATTAGCTAATGGGGGTTGGGTAGGTACTGTAAGTTGTTTATACTTGTCATAAACATATGCACTACCTTTTTCAGCACCTTTGCCAAGTGCCATACTTTGTAGTTGTTGAACATCTTTATTAGGTTGCTCATACATAACTTGTCCTGGCTGCATTTGTTCATTACTAGCTTGTAATGGAGCAACAACATTAGATAATGGAACAGTTTGTTGTACTTGTGGTTGTTGTTGATTAGTCCAATTCCAAGGATCATTTGCCATCATTTACCACCTCCGCTTTGTACTACTTGTGTAGATTGTCTTGCTGGGTTACCATAAATAGTAGAAGCATATCGTTGGAGACCTTGGTATGCTGCATCTAATTGTTGTTGGTCAATACTTCGTTGTTGTCCACCACTAGATTCTAAGGTTTTAATTAAGTTAGATTGATCAGCAGACATGCTTGAAGCATTTGTATTTAAACCTGCTTCAGCAGCAGCTTTGTTAGCTATAACTTGTTGAGCAAACTTTGCTTTGGCAGCATCCTCAGAAGTTGCAGATGCTAAGTTTTGTCTATATGAACCTAATGTTCCAGCTCCACCATATTGGTTACCTATAGTAGCATTACCCATACCAATATCTAATGCTAAAGCATCTCTAAGTTCATCAGCGCCACCTGTAGTAGCCATATCTGTTAGACGACTACGTTGTTCTTCTAATGTCCCTCTATTACCAGCAACAATCTCTTCAAGTCCAGGTACTGCTGATCCAAAAGATTTTTTTTGTAAATCACTTTGACCTGCTACTTTGCTTAGATTACCTGATGCATATTCTTCTGTAGCAAATTTTTGTACATTTCTTATAGCTGGTCTGAATTCTTCAGGGATGTTTTGAGTAGTAATTTGTTGTGTTCCACCACCATCCCCTTTATAATGTTTGATAATCTTACTTAATTTCCATTTATTCATGATATGTTCCTTATAAATCTTTTCTCATAACTACGTATGCTTGTTTGAAACCAGGAACATACTTGGGTAATTCTTTTGCCCATCCTGGTCTTCCCCATTGTTCAATAGCTTTACATTCCATTTGTCGTGCAAACTTTTCCACAGTGGGAAATACTTTAGATTGTTCTTCAAAGTCTTTACCTGCAAAGGCTATGATATGAAGTGTTTTATATTGTGCATATTGAATTACTCTAGTTAATGCTGCACCTACAATACTATGTTTGTCATCCCCTATTATCCAACATTGTACTTCATTGTTTAATATCTTACGCATATAGTCAGTTAGACTAGTTTCGTTTTGGCCTCTGTCTAAAGCCTTTTCTAATAAACTAGAAATAGCAATCCAATGTTTTAAAACTAATTCTGGGGGTAGTATTACTATTTCCATGTTTTCCTTATTAATTTTATATTTATAATTTATTTATAAATTTATTAACAATATAATACAAATCAATATATTTTTATACACAAAGATAAATAATTATTTTAGTTAAACTTGTATTAAAAGTGCGCTTATAATTATTTTTTATCTCAACTCACACCAAGTTTGTATAGTGTCCCCTGTACCAATAGAATATGTAGAACCATCAGGAACAATAAATGTTACAGCTGCACGCCTATTTGATTGTAATCCAGCATACAGTATTGTAATGCCATTTACAATTGCTTGTAAAGAAGTAGTGGAACTAGGGCTAGCATTTACTGTAGATACATAAACCATGATAGGCCTGCCAGTGTTGTTTATATAATCAGCATTTGCTACTCGGCTAGCGGATACATCTTGTGTTGTTTGGCCTACACCAATAGCACCTAAAGCAGAACCAGCATTAACAGCGGTATTTTGCCCTGTACCACCGTTTGCAATACCAACCGTGCCTGATACGTTTCCAGCAGTTGTTGCGTTATTTGCTGTTCCTGAAATATTAATAGCCCATGTACCATTTGCTCCTGTACCTGTTGTAGAGGGTACATTAGTTCCAACTACAACACCCATAGCCGATTGAGCAGCTCCCTGTGTAGCTGACAAAAACACAGCATCACCTACAGCAGCTGATCCTATACCTGCTCTTGCACTAGCTTGTGTAGTTCCACCAGTTCCACCCTTAGATACAGGCACAAATGTATTTAATGCAGTAGGAGGTATTTGTCCTGAGGTATCAACGGAGTTAGCAAAGTTTGCTAAGTTAATTGCTTGTGTCATTTGTTTGACCTTTCACTTGTAAACGTAATTCATCTATTTGAGATTGCATAGCTTTAAACATATCTGCTATTGTTGGTTTTTTCTCAGATTCAAATGGCATATCTATACCTCGTACTCCAGCAGAACTCATTGAAGAAGCAGAAGCCTCACCGTACTTATTGAAAGAACAATATTGATATGGTTGTCCACTAATATTTAAAGCACCTATTTGGGTTAAATTATATGATGTTGCTCCTGAACCAGGAATTGAATAATCACTTGTTGGTCTGAGGAGAACACCATTAAGCCATATTAAATGCGAATTTCTAAAGTATGGAGTTGGAAATACTACATTGTTAGTTCCAGAATTAGTTTCAGTATAATTTTCACCAAAGATTAACACATTAGAATTACTAGAAGAAAAAGAAACTATAGTATAGTCACCACCCTGAGCAAGAACATTTAAAAGATATCCTTGACTTGTACCATAATAAGAGTAGTCAGTATCTACTATTAAAACACCATTAATAAATAATAACTCAGAACCATTAGGGTATGTAGCTGGTATATATGTTTGTCCATTAGAAAGAGTACCACTAGAAGTTACAAAAGGAACTTTATCTGTTTCTGTAATACCATCAATAAGCCTAATGTAATACATTGTTATAACATCACCTGCTACGCAAGCATTTGTAAATGTAACATTAGATGATGTTCTAGCGTAATCAGTTATTGGTTTAAGAAACATACCGTTTCTAAATACTAATATTTGATTTGTTAGTGGGTTAGAAAAATTAAATACAGTTTGTCCTGATGTTGCAGTAGTTATCATTGAACTAAATAATACTTGGTCAGCAGCACCTGTTTGGTATACTCTACCAAATTGATCTATACCAATAGTTGCTGTTGTAACAATATCAATAGTAAATCCACCTGAATCTTTTCCTTCACCATAAGGGTCAAGGTTAATATTAGCTACACCATTATTGTTACTGAAATATGATATTCTTCCATCAGTAGGACTAGTAATGTTAGTGATAACAGAGCCAGATCTTTGATACATATCAATATAGTCAACTAAATCTGTTTGTTCACATATATTTTTCCAACCAGAAGAATCAGGTGCATTTTGAGTTAAACTAAATTGAACTACATTAGCTGAGTTAGTTCTTACCCACAAATTAACTGTAGTTAAGAATGTTCCATTAGCTGGAAACCATGTGTAATTTGCAGGATTGTTATCTGTAGTTAACACATCAGATGCTTGTAAACCAAAATAAGTTTTGCCTGAAGGGTTGTTACTGTTACCTGCCCCTGTAATACTAGTAGCATATTGAACTAATAAGTATTGGTATGGTGACTCAATAATAAGTGGCTCTTCAGAAATAATACCAATAGTATCTACTGTTCCTAAAGTTGAAACATCTAAATTAAGTACATCTCCTTTGTATTCAATATACCCTAATGGTCTTGTTTGAGCAGGTAACACATCAATGTTACGTCCACCATAAGATCTGTAATATATCTCATAAGTAGTTCCAAAAGTAAAAGGTGACCATTCAAACAGTGTTGGGTCTACTGAAGTAGAACCATCAGTACTTGTGTATATACCGTAATAAGTTTTGTTTGTTGGAGTTGTAGAAAACCCTGTACCTACTGAATCGTCTGCATATCTAATAATTAAATATTGATTAAATACTGCAGAAGGATTATCTAAGTCAATAGATCTTTGAGGTACAATTCTCCATTGTTTGTTTTCGTCAGGAGCTTCTGTAGATACTGCAAATGTTGCAAATCGTCCACCAGTAGTAGCTATCCATAATACTTTACTAATGCCAAATCCACCATCAGCAACTTCAAACCAAGTGTATGATGCTGGATTAGTACTTTCAACAACTGTGTCATCATTCCTTACACCAAACCATGTTTTTAAATAAGGGTTATCTGATATATTTGTACCTATTGGATCATCAGCATACTTAACATCAAGATATCTATAAAGGTAACCAACAAGATTTCCTGAGTTATCTGCTATAGAACCAGTGCTAGTATTAGTTGATACTACTGAGTTTGATGTGCCAGAATTATTTTGATAATCTAAAAATACTTGAGCTAAAAATGAATTTAAATCTGTATTATCAGTAATAGGAGGGCTAAACATTTTATCTCCTATCTATTTGTTTAGAATCAAGTGCCATAGTAGCTAAACGCCAATAGCCTGTAGTTGTTATTCTATAATTCATTACACGACCATAAACTCTTGGATCAACCTTGTATCCTTGAGACTTTTCATTATTAGGTAAAAATACAAATGTATCTTTTAAGTCAGGATCATCTATTGACAAATCAATATTATCTACATAATTGTTTTGACCTATTACTCTTACAGTAATATTTGCATTGTTAGGTACTTGATCAAAGATAGGATACACTGCACTAATCATTGTACTACCTGACACATCACCTGTGTTTAGTTTTTTCTTTTCAATATAAGAAGTGTATGCTGCTAATGCTGAACCATTCCACATTAGATAATTGCTGTCAGTAACTAATGTTTGTGTTGAATTAGTACACATGTATATTACTTCAGTACCATACTGAAATGTGTTAGACACATTAGCAGGGCCAGTAAATGAATAAGTTAAAGAAGGTAATGTTCTTTTAGACCATGTATTATTTTTGTAATTAAACACTAAAGCTTCGTTGCATACTGTAGAAGAACCCTTAGGAAAGTTAATCCATATTTCTTTATAAAAAGAATTTTTAGTTAAATGTACTTTATTAATATAATTTTTATTTAAATTATTAAAGAAATATTTTTTAATTCTAAAGTCAGCAATTGATTCAATAGCTCCTGAACCATTATGCGTATAAATATCATTACGATCAACTACAAAATGTTTTCCATCAACTTCAATAACACAATCTGTACTTAGAATACCATAAGATTTACTGTAAGGAGATACTCTTGTGTTAGCACCAATACTAAGTATATTAATACAATCAGAAGAATATATAAACATACTACCTCTTAATTCACACATATCTAAAATAGGTGAAGTAGAACTTATTTCAAATTCATCTGCTGTATCTGTAGTAAAACCTGGTTGCCATATTGTAGGGATTGATCCTGTAGCTGCCTGAACAGAAATTCTTATAGTGCTAGGTGCGTAAGTTAAAATACCACTTTGACTTAAAGTTAAATTAGCCGCAACTAAAGAATAGCCTAATGATCGAATTACTTTAGCGGTTACTGTTAAACCTGCAATATAGTTCCATCCTGGCAATGGTTGAAAGGCGTTATCTGCAGTAGCACTACCATATAAACAATACAATGGGGTAGTAACACCGTTATTTAAAATAACAGCATAACCACCGTTAAACAAAGTACCTTGCCAATCACTATTATTATATGAGGAAGAAGCACTGCTAAACATAGATGAGGTATTACCAGCAGAATCCACTCTAACTATATTTCCGTTCTTAGCAAATATGTTGTATCCAGTATCTGGTCTTCTCCAATGAATACCATAGTCAGGAGATATAGCTACAACTCTGGAAGTAGTTTCACCAGTAGTTGCTTGTACAGACTCATCATCAAATCTTATATTTAATACATCTGTAAAAGTATTCATTGGTAAAATCATTGGGGGCATATCTGCGTTCCACCCACCTTTGCCAAACTGTTCTATTGTTGTAGCCATATTAATTCCTTTAAACTTTTTCTTTTACAAACATTTTAACTAATGCTCCAACAATATCAGATCTCACTACATCATCTGTTGTGAATTCAACTATTGGTATTTCAATATTATTTCTTTCGCACATTTTACAAAACTTAATAATACCATTACCATTAGATACATCTGACTGAGATGAATCACCAGAAAGAATCATTTTAGAATTTTCACCTAGTCTAGTTGTAATAGCTTTAATCTCATCAAAATTTAAATTCTGACATTCATCTACAATAACTAATGAATTCTCAAATGATCTACCACGTATAGTTTCAAGTGGCTGCATTTGGATTATTCTTTTATTAGCTAAGTAATGATATTTAGAAACGCCAAATTGTTTTTCTAACACTGAGGTAATTGGTAATAGCCAAGGACTTAATTTATCTTCTACTGTTCCTGGAAATGAACCTAAAGATTTTCCTGTAGGTACATTAGCTCTACTAAGAATTATATGGTCATAATTACCTTTAAGATATAATTGAGCTACCTTACTTGCACTACAAAAGGTTTTACCAGTTCCTGCTGGACCTAATGCAACTACTATTTCAAATTCTTCTATGGATTCTAATAACAATTTTTGATTAAATGTTTTAGGTTGAATATGAAATACACGAGGGGTTTGGGTTAGATCTCGTTGTTGTTTAGCGTTACGTTTCAATTAAATTCCTTGTTCTCTATTAGGGGACGTCTGCTTTAAGGCTGCAAACCTTTAAGATAAACTGTCTTACCATTTTGTTTTGTAGCAGTTAAACATTCACATTTAAGGTTATTAGGGTCATACGATACGTGTACCCAACCTGAGTCAGGAATTCCTTGTGTATAAAATTCAAGGATTAACTGTGTGAATTTAAAATTATCTTTAACGTATTGAGCTAAATCACCATTAGCTACACCTGATATTTCAATATCAGCTGCCATACCTTTACAGTGATCTGATGTCTTTGATCCACCTACTGCAGCATTTGATTCAGGAGAACGATAAGCACTATTAACAGTTACTTTACCATAATGATCTCTTACAGGTTGTAATACTTTTTCGCATAACAGTGTAAGGTTAGCTGTAGCTGTAGCATCAGGTGTATTATTTAAACCTAATCTTGTTGCTGTATCTGATCTAGATAATTCTTTTAAAGAAAAATTAGCGCTTAATTGGGTCATTTATTTTATCCTTAATTTCATTGTATTGACTAATACAAACATTTAATTTACGAATAGCACTGTCACCTTCAGATGTTATTGCGATAAGAGATTCAGCAACCTGTCGGTCAAGTTCGGTTCGTGTTTCTCTTGAGTTACTTCCACTGGGAGTGGGGGCATCTGAGGGGGTTGATACACTACAGTTGGGGGCTTGGGTAGGAAGGAACAACTTGCGCTCACCATTAGCAACGGCAATGCGAAGATCAGTAATTTTCTTTTGAGCATCTTTCTCTTTCTTTCTTAATACAGTAGCATATGTTGTTGCTACTTCACCCATTTGTTTTTCTGTTTCTCTGGCAACATCATTTGCGGCAGATACTTGTAGTGCTGTTTCTACTCCTGCATCATAGCTACCTTTCCAATATCCTAGTCCAAAGGCTATTAAAATAGCTATAACACATACTAAGATTGTTCTCATTATTCGGAAATCTTTCCTCTAGTGTATGCTTGAGCAGCCATAAATGCCACAACAATAGTAGTCATACCAGCACAATAGGTTGTTAATAATCCTGACAACGCAGCTACCTTATCTAAACCCATTAAAGAAGAACCAAAAATAATAGTAAGTAATACTGGTAATCCTAAAGCAAACCATGCCATAATGCGTTGTTGATCTGCCATCTTGTCCATATTTTCAATCATCATCATTCGTTCTGAACGAGACAATTCTTCATCACTTACAATACCATCTTTGTTAGTATCAAATTGGTTATATGCTGAGTCTTTTTCTAATTGTTTCATTCGTTATCCTTTGATTTTAATTGTTTACGTTCAATTTGTTTTTGAAGTTGTTCTGTCTTTTGAAGTATTACTTTTGCTTTAAGTTCTGTTTCGTATGCTCTAGAAAACAATATAGCACTTATAGGTAATAATATAGCAACTAATACACAAGCAGCAACCCATCCTAAATACCACATTGGAGACTCCTCTAAGGGGTTAGATACAGGAACCACAGGTGGAGGTATCCAGCTAGGAATATCACTGCTACTACCCATGCTATTGTTATTCTTGTTTGTTCTTCTAGTTGCTTTTGTTGCCATTGCATCTGCCTCTCACGTTTCTCTTCCATGAGCCTTGCTTGTTCTTGTTCTTCTTTGATGACATTACGCATGTCAAAAACTTTAGAATATAATGCACCCATCTCAGGTGGGCTTTGGTATACCATAATTTCTCTTATAGTAACCTCAAGAGCAGCCATTTGATCCATAGCATCTACTCTTAATAAAGCAGCCTCCATAATGTTCTGATTCTTATCATAAACATTTTGGCTCTTGTATTCTTCTTCACGAATATGTTTAGCTAAATCTTCTTGAAGTTTAAAAAACTTAGTTAAGTTAGTAATAACATCTGATCTTACTTTAGTCTCTTCTACAGTAACATATTTTTGTTTTTGTTTTGGTTTAGATATTGGCTTGATTACTTCAGATACACCAAAGATTTTAGTTTTAAAAAAGGATATTAAGAAAGTAAATATATTACCTATTTCTTGAATATCCTCTTTTGCTTCATCATATGTTTGTTTTATTTCAACAAACGATTCTTTAGCTTGCTTATAAAGTTCACAACCTTCTTTAATAGCGTTGACACATTGGTATGCGCCCATGAGTATAAGGCTAATAGGTTCAATTTCACATTCCTAAAATATGTTTAACAAATTCTGCTGCAGTACCTGGACCTAATAATACACATAACATTACGCCATATAGTAAGTATTCAATCTTAGTCATGCGTGTACCAGCTGCATCAAGGCTTACTGATATAGCTGCATAACGCTCTGCACATACTTGTTCATGGCTATTAAGTCGTGCTTCTGTTTTTGTTATAAGCTCATCACTCATAATATTTTATACCGCTGGTGGCGGTACTAATCTAGTATCAGATTGTTTAGCTGCTTGAAATTCTTGACCAAGCTTGCTTAATTTCATAAACAAATCAAGACACTCACCAAGCTGTCCTACTGCTAATTGTTTCATAATTACATTAAATTCTGTAATAGTTACTTCACCAATGTTAATTTTATCGTTCATTTGTGTTCCTTATGGAGTTGGGGTTGGAGTTGGTGTAGGTGTTACCCAAGGTAAAGCGGGTTCTGTTACGGGGTCGATTTTATCTGCGATCTGTTTGGCAATCTGTGCATTGACATGCTCTTCGTAGCTGCCGGTTACAACAGGCTCAATCCAACCCAACACAATTGCTTGTGTCAGTTCGTCATAAGGTATGAAGTCGGTTTGGTCTGGGTTGGCGGTGAAGGGTGTTGCGCCACTGAACATGCCAGTGTTGCCGTTCTCATCTGTACCGGTTTTTGTCCAGTACGTTTGAACGACGTAGTTGGTTTCTGTTCCCACATTGGTAACTTTCATGCCTGTTACGGCCCATGTGTATGTGATTGCCATGTTTACACTCCTTGTGGCATTGCTGCCTTGATTTCACTTACTGTTGATGCTGCGTCAATAGCGGTTTGCATTGTCGCGTATTTAATTCTGATTGCCGCTCTTGCTTCTTCTGCGCCGCCGGTTTGACCGGGGATTTGCTTGGCAATGGCTTCGTCATATGGCTTGAACTCTTCAGTTCGGGCAGCACGGCGCACATCGTGAGCTATGGTTTTGGCTTTGGTTACGTTGATGGTAATCATGCTTGCTCCTTTTCTTTCTTGGCGGCTTGCTCTGCAAACCATGCGTCTGCGCCAATGCCTCGGCCTACTGCGTTAGTGAAGTCCGCCTCCCATGCGTTAAAGAACACAGTGTCTTGTGGAAGCTCATCTGCGTTAATGATGTAATACGGCTTACCTGCGGGTACGTCCTTACGGGCAATCTCCTCAACAGACAAACCACACTCAGCGGCTGGGCTGATAACTGATAACCAGCCTTCATCGTTTGGGTAAATAATTATTTGTGTCATATATTTTCCTTATCTAAAAA